GTATGGTATGAGGGGGTGATGGTAATGGGTACTAATATTATGTTAAAATGGGAAATGGCAAAAAACATGGTAAGACCTGCGGCTGCTACTCAATACGCCTTACCAAATTATATTGCTTGCGCTCCAAGAATGTATAAAGGAACTATAGAGTCTTTGGTAAGAAGAATGATACCTTTTGCTGATTTAATTCAAATGACTCACTTAAAAATACAACAAGTATTATCAAGAGTTGTACCAGACGGTGTTTTTATTGACGCTGACGGACTTAATGAAGTAGACTTAGGTACGGGTAATGCCTACAATCCAGAAGACGCTCTACGTCTTTATTTCCAAACTGGTAGTGTTGTAGGAAGAAGTTATACTCAAGACGGTGAGTTTAATAACGCAAGAGTTCCGATTCAACAACTTACAGCTTCAAGCGGAGCTAATAAAATGCAGATGTTAATTCAAAACTTTAATTACTATCTCGACATGATTCGTAACGTAACAGGTTTAAACGAAGCAAGAGATGGTACAAAGCCAGATCCATATGCTTTAGTTGGTGTTCAAAAATTAGCAGCATTAAATTCTAATACTGCTACTCGACATATTTTACAAGCAAGTCTTTATATTACCAAAACTATTGCAGAAGCGCTTTCTATTAGAACCGCAGATATATTAGAATATTCTGATTTTGCTGATGAGTTTGCGATGCAGATAGGTAAATACAATGTAAAGCTTTTAGGAGATATAAAGCGTTTATATCTACACAGCTTTGGTATTTTTATAGAGCTTTCTCCAGATGAAGAAGAAAAAGCAATGTTAGAGCAAAACATACAAATGGCTTTATCTCAAAAAGACATAAGCTTAGAAGATGCTATTGATGTAAGAGAAATAAAGAATATTAAAATGGCAAATCAGCTTTTAAAATTAAAGCGTAAGAAAAAACAAGAAGCAGAACAAGCAGCTAAAATGCAAGAACAGCAAATGGCTGCTACTATGCAAATGCAAGCTCAACAAGCAAAAGCTCAAATGGAAGCTCAACGTATACAAATGGAAACAGAGTCCAAAATGCAGTACAGGCAAGCTGATGTTGCTTTTGAAATTGAAAAAATGAAAGCTGAAGCAGCATTGAAAGGTCAATTAATGCAGCAAGAGTTCCAGTATCAAATGCAAATTAAAGGTGTAGAGCAAGAACAGTTAGACAACAGGCAGCAGAAAAAAGAAGACGCAAAAGATTTTAGAACAAAGCTTCAAGCAACACAACAATCTAAAATGATAGAACAGCGTAAAAGAAACTTACCATCTATAAATTTTGAATCTAATGAAGATAGTTTAGATGGTTTTGATTTAGCAGAATTTGAGCCAAGATAGGCTAAAAATAAATATAATTTAATTATTAACTTTGTAAAAAATTTAATCTAATGGACATAAAAGTAAAAGAAGTAACAATCGAAGAGGAAAAGTCAGCACAAGAAATTGAAGCTGATTTATTAAAAAAACACGAAGAAACTGTTTCTGAACAAACTGAAGCTGAGCAAACTGAAGAAGCTCCAGTAGCACAAGCAGAAGAAACTGTAAAAGAAGAAACTCCCTCGTCAGAGTTAAGTGACGAAGACGTTCTTTCATATATTAAAAATAGATATGATAAAGAAATAAATTCAGTAGATGATTTGTTTGCTCAACAAGAGTCAAACGATCCGCTGCCTGAAGATGTTTCTGCATATTTTAATTATAAAAAAGAAACTGGTCGAGGAATAGAAGATTTTGTGGTTTAGATGCAATAGATATTCAAGATATTATTGAGGATAAATTTAGTTTTGATGAAGAACTGGATGAACCAAAAGAAATCAAGAAAAAAAAGTTAGCTAAAAAACGAGAACTTGCGAAAGCAAAGAAGTTTTTAAATGAACAAAAAGATAAATATAAAATTCCTCTTGAGTCAAGTGGGGGTGGATTATCAGAAGATCAGGAAAAAAATCTTAATGCTTATAAAAGTTATAAAGAAGAATCGGAAGCTGTTAGAGAACTTTCGGCTAAAAGATATGACTTCTTTCTTAAAAAAACCAACGAGGTTTTTAACGATGGATTCAAAGGTTTTGAGACTGACAAAGACGGAATGATGGTTGATGCAAAAGGATACCATAGAGCATTAGCTGCTGCTATGAATCCAGAAAAGTTTGCCAAGTTTTTCTATGACCAAGGTGTAGCCAATACTGTTGACAGTGTTGCTAAAAAGTCTAAAAACATTGATATGCAAGTAAGACCAACAGCACCCACTTACAACAAAGATGGTTTAAAAATCAGGGCTGTAGGAGACACAAGTAGCGGAAGAGGACTCAAGATTAGAAGTATTAAAAAAGTTTAATTATTAAAAAATAAAAAATTATGTCAGTACAAGCATCCCCAGGATTTGACTTACAGCCATCCGCTCAGAAGCAGGTCTTGGAAACAAACTACATAACTAACTTTAATTTCTTGAATCAGTATCTTCCTGATACTTATGAAAAGGAATTTGAGCGTTATGGAAACAGAACAATTGCTTCTTTCCTAAGAATGGTAGGAGCAGAAATGCCAACTAACTCAGATATGATTAAGTGGGCAGAGCAAGGTAGATTACACATTAAATACACTAACTGTACTCTTGCAGGTGGTGGGCCTGGTGTAGCTACTACAGCAAACATTACAATTAATGACGCATTTGATCCTGCGTTAGTAGCAGGTCAAACTACACCAGCAATTAGAATTGGTCAAACAGTTATGTTGTCTGATAATGTAGCAGGTTCTACATTAAGCAACAAAGCAGTTGTGACAGCTATTAATGTTGGTGGTAACCCGTTAGTAGTTACAGTAGCATTTTACGAAGCAACACAATTAGTACCTAATGGTGGTGTTGGATGTACAATGTTTATCTATGGATCTGAATTTAAAAAAGGTGACGGAGGTATGGCAGGTTCATTAGAAGCTGATGATAAAATCTTCTCTAACAAGCCAATTATTTTAAAAGACACTTATGAAGTAAGTGGATCTGATATGGCTCAAATTGGATGGATTGAAATCACTTCTGAGAACGGAGCTTCTGGATACCTTTGGTATTTAAAATCAGAGCATGAAACAAGATTAAGATTTGAGGATTACTTAGAAACTTCAATGATTGAAGCAGTTCCTGCCGCTCAAGGTTCAGGTGCTGAAGCAGCATTAAGTTCAGCAGCTGGTGGAGCAGGCATTGTAAATGCAGGTTCTGAAGGTATTTTCTATGTTGTAAACGACAGAGGAAATGTATGGGGTGGTGGAAACCCAACTACTCTTGCTGGATTTGATTCAGTAATTCAAAGACTTGATAAGCAAGGAGCTATCGAAGAAAATGTTTTATTTGTAAACAGACAATTCTCATTTGATATTGACGATATGTTAGCAGCACAAAACTCTTACGGAGCTGGTGGTACTTCATATGGTTTATTTGACAATGATGCAGATATGGCATTAAATCTTGGATTCACTGGATTTAGAAGAGGTTATGACTTCTATAAGTCTGACTGGAAATATCTTAACGATCCTACAATGAGAGGTGGTATATCAGCAGGAGCTGTGAATGGACTTTTAGTTCCAGCAGGTTCTACTTCTGTATACGACCAAATCTTAGGTAAAAACGCTAAGAGACCATTCTTACATGTAAGATATAGAGCATCTGAAACTGAAGATAGAAGATACAAAACTTGGATCACTGGTTCTGCTGGTGGAGCAAGAAGTTCTGATATTGATAAGATGCAAGTTAATTTCTTATCTGAAAGAGCAGTATGTACTTTAGGTGCAAACAACTTCTTCTTATTCCAACAATAAGAATAAATCAGTAATATAAGGGGAGGGCAACCTCCCCCTATATTTTTTATAAATCGAATTAAATTTAAATAAAATGAAAGAAAAATATACTACCAAAACATATAGGCTCAAACACGGAAAACAGCCTTTATCATATATGTTAGCCTCAAGGCACTCAAGAAGATCCCCTCTATTATGGTTTGATGAACAAACAGGAACTAATAAGCCTTTACGTTATGCTCGTAATCAAAAGTCTCCTTTTGAAGATGAACAAGATGGCAATGCAATTTTAGAGCCTGTAGTGTTTGAAGACGGTCTTCTCGTGGTACAAAAAGAAAACCAAGTGTTACAAAAGTTCTTACACTATCACCCACAAAATGGACAAATCTTTGAAGAAGTCAATAAAGAGAAAGACGCAGCTCAGGACTTAGAAAGAGTAGAAAGAGAATTAGATGCTCAGATTGCAGCTAAACAATTATCTACAGAAAAATTGGTTATGGTGTGTAGAGTTTTAATGGGTAATAATGTTGACAGAATGACTATACCAGAATTAAAAAGAGACATTTTAGTTTTTGCTAAAAACGATCCACAAGATTTTATGGGTATTTTGAATGATCCTATGTTAGATTTACAAGACACCATATATCAGTTTTTTGATGCACAGCTTTTGATTAGAAACTTTCAAGCTGCTTAAGAAATACTTAAATAAGAAAGAAAAATAACACTATCTTTGTATTGAGAATATTCTCACAAAACCCTTAATGTTATTATTTATTATGGAAAAATTTCTAAAAATTCCAGTTACAAATGAGCAAAAACAACTTGTTTCTGTACTGGATGTAAAACTTGTTGAGGTAGGAAATGCTTCAGGCGCAAACCCTACTACAACTACAACTTTATTTTATGGCTCAGGCAAAAAAGTTACATTAACTCACGCAGCTGTACCAGCTGGTAGCGAAGCAATGAGAGATGCAGTACAAGATGCTATGGTTGAAGCCCTTGCGACAGGCTGGACTGAAGTATTCTATGACTATGTTCCTGCTTACGCAGTGAGCGGTATTGTTATAGCGTAATGTATAGTTCAATGCAAAAATTCGTAGAGGTTGATGTTCAAGATGTCGCAATGAGTGGAACATCGACAGCAGACCAAGCTGGAAACAACAAGGTTGAAGACACTGGACAGTTTGCATCAGGAGTAGCAGTAGGAGATATTCTACACGATACATCTGATGATAGAATGTATACAGTAGCTGCAATAGATAGTGCTAACGTATTATCTTTGACTCCTATTGGAGCAGTACAAGGTAATGGTGTTGGAAATGGTAAAGACTTTATCATCTATTCTAACTCATCTTCTTCTAAACAATTAATTTCTTCTTCTGGAGTTGTAATTGTAGAAAATAATGCCTCTGATCCAATCAATAGTGAAGTAGATATTCAGTATTGTGGAAAAGACGGTATTGCAGTAAAAATTACTCATGCAGCAGTTGCATCGGGTAGTGAAGCGATGAGAGATGCTTTTCAAGATGCACTTGAAGCTTCTTTGATTCAGGCTTGGCCGTTAGTTAAATACGAGTGGGAATTACCCCCAAGTAAGATACTTACGATTAACGTAATTTAATCATAACTAACTGATTAGGAAGAGGTCTTAAAAAAAATAAGGCCTCTTTTTTTTTCTTATCTTTGTGTAAATAATTTCCTTATGATAGATGATGTAAGAAATACAGTATTAGCTATTGCTAATAAAAACAACTACGGATATATAAGTCCTCAAGACTTTAACCTGTATTGCCAGCAAGCTCAAATGGATATGTTTGAAGATTATTTCTATCAATACAATAATTGGATAACAAAACAAAACCAAAGAGTTTCAGGATCTGGCTATGCAGATATTGTAAAAAACTTAGAAGAAGTTATAGACTTTTTTTCTCAAGAAGTTTTTTTAACACAAGTTGGTGTTGCTAATACATACACATTGCCTACAGACTACTATCTCATAAATAAATTATTCTATTATCCAAACTCATTAGCTACAGGAACAAACACATTTGTAGCTGCATTTAAATTAACAGACAGCGCAGCGTCTTTTTCTAACCTTACAAATCCTACAACACCACCGATTGGTAGTATTATAGTGAACACCACTACAGGTCAGCAATGTTATGTGACTGCTGTTGATAATGCTACAACACTTTCTATTAGTGATAACATTATGAATTTAAATGATGCTTATATTATCTACTCAAATACTAATATAGCAGAGGTTGAAAGAGTAAGTCAGAACAAATTATTTTACTTAACGAGTTCACCACTTACAGCGCCCACCTCACAGTTTCCTGCATATGTTTTAGACGGTAACACGGTAACGATATACCCTTCTACTATTTATGGTTCTCGTAGCATTAAAGCTCAGTATATTAGATACCCAAGACCACCAAAATGGACTTATAGTATAATATCAGCAACCGAAGGAACTCCAATATTTAACGAATCACAACCTGATTACCAAGATTTTGAATTGCCTTTATCAGACGAGCCTACACTTATAGCAAAAATATGTCAGTATGTAGGTATTGAAATTAGAGAAGAAGATGTGTATGACTTTGGATCAGCACAAGTAGCAACAGAAAATACAGAAGAATCATAATATGGCTTATATAACTGATTATCAATATTACGAAAATGGTGGAGTAAATCCAGAAAACGCTAATTGGGGTTCATACCAATATGTTACTTTGCAGGAAATAGTGAGTAATTTTATGCTTATTTATCAAGGTAACAATGAACTTGTAAATAATGTAAATCGCTATAAAGTTCTGTTTTATGCAAAGAGAGGTATACAGGAGTTGAACTACGATGCAATGAAAGAAATTAAAATATTAGAACTTGAAGTTGGTGAAGACTTAAGATTTATCATGCCTCAAGACTATGTGAACTGGGTTAGAATTTCTTTATACTCTGGAGGTTTGTTATATCCAATGACTGAAAACATACAGGCTAACTGGGCTGGTGCATATCTACAAGACAACAATGCAAGAATACTGTTTGATCAAGACGGAAATGTTTTAAAACCAGAATATTCAACGGTGACATACGATAGAATAAAAGGTACTAAAAAAACAATTTACCTAAATTCTGACAGTCCTTATCACAATTCTTTAGGATACTACTTAGATGGTGGTTGGTTTTTTGATTATCAAGTAGGTGATAGATTTGGTTTAAATACAGAAACAGCAAATACAAATCCTACGTTCAGCATAGATAAGCGAGCTGGTGTTATCAACTTTGATTCTTCTATGTCGGGTAGATCAGCTGTTTTAGAATATGTGTCTGATGGTATGGAGAATGGAGATGATGCAAACATAAGTGTTAATAAATTATTTGAAGAGTATTTATATGCCTACATAAGATATTCATTATTGAATGGTAAATTAGGGGTACAAGAGTATGTAGTCAACAGAGCAAGAAAAGACAAATCTTCTTTGTTACGAAACGCCAAAATTAGATTAAGTAATATACATCCTGGCAGACTATTAATGAACCTAAGAGGCCAGGATAAATGGATAAAGTAATATGGATATAAAAAGTATATCAACTTTTATAAAGGGCAGAATGAATAAGTCTGTGGATGAAAGAATACTTCCACAAGGCGAATATGTAGATGCGTTAAATGTTAGAGTTGGAGCAACTGAAACTACGGAAGTAGGTGCTTTAGAAAACTCAAGAGGTAATGAACTACTAACTGGCTTGCGTTTTAGAGGTGTAGCTTTATCTCCACAAGCAAGATGTATAGGGGCTATAGCAGACGGACAAGAGGAAAACATATACTGGTTTGTGCATGATCCAAACCATCCACAAGCACCCAACCCACCTAACAAAGTTGATTTAATTGTATCTTATAACACTACTTCACAGGTTACTCGATACCATGTAGAAAGCACAAGTGTTTTAAATTTTAATCCTTCTTACTTAATAACTGGTGTAGACTTAATTGACGACCTTTTGTTTTTTACTGACGACTTAAATCCACCTCGTAAAATAAATGTAAACTTTGATTACCCAAGCACAGATGCTAATGGTGTAGATCAAATAGTTGAAGAGGATTTAAGTGTTATTGTAAAACCACCTGGATTTCAAGATGCTGCGTTAGTTGCTGTTCCAGACTCAGAAACTTTAACATCTCCAAATGTTAGGCTTATTCAGATAGCAAATCAAGAAAACTATATGGAAGATAAATTCGTTTCTTTTGCATATAGATATAGATATTTAAATCAAGAATACAGCGCAACTTCTTTATTTACTTTACCTGCATTTCAACCAGGTCGTTTTATTTTTAGTTACGAAAACTTTAACAATGAATCTATGCAAAATAGATTTAATGGGGCAGAGGTTACTTTTAACACAGGATCTGAACGAGTAATAGAAATAGATGTTTTGTATAAGTTTTCAAACAGCACCACAATATTTAAAATTGACTCTTACAATAAAACACAATTAGGGTGGGGTAATAATCAAGACAGAACTATAGAGTTTTCTAACAGTAAAATATACACCGTTTTAAGTAGCGATGAAATTTTAAGACTGTATGATAATGTGCCTCGATTGGCTAAAGCACAAACTATTATGGCTAATCGGTTAGTGTATGGTAATTATGTAGACGGATATAACATTTCTGCGCAATCTGCCGATGGTGCTAAAATTACTCCAAACTATACTGTCCAACATTTAGCAGATCAAGTAGGTATATTTTTTATTCCTTATCCTACTTTAGGAAGCCAGTTGTATGAGATTAATCCTTCAAGTACACCTACTATACAGCAAGCAAAAGCCACGATAGATTTAGATAGCATAAAAACAGAATTAAAACAAGGAGCGCAGCTTATTATAGAGTTTGAATTGACTTCTATTTTAACAGAAGCAAGATCAATAAACAATACCACTTTAGCTATAGAGCCTTGTACAGGAACAAATTTACCTAATCCAGAATGTCAAGGCTGGTCTTCTACTATAGACAGTGGAGTGATTACCATACAGACGTTTATTGACTTACAGCAAGATTATACAGGAGCTTCTGCTGTTTATGATTTTTTACAATCTGATGAATTTCAAGATGCTATTGGTACAATAGAGGGTGTTAATTTTAATCCTATGGCTACTGCGTCTTCTGGGTTTTCTTTAACTGATAGCTTTAATACTCAAGTATTAACACAGGTAGGTTTTACTAAAACACTAAGTTCTATAAACAGCTCTACTAATATGCAGGGTTTTGGTCTTGAGATTGGCACACCTAATGACACTACATTTAAGCTTACTTCATTAGCTATGGAGTCACAAAACAATACAGGTTCTTTTACTATTAGCAGCTACGAGTATTTTACAATAACAAATGCATCAATTCAGCTTGTTACTGATTCAGACCAGGGCAGCTTACATAGCAATAGAGATTACGAGGTTGGCTTAGTTTATATGGACGAGTATGCAAGAGCGTCTACAGTTTTAGTTTCTCGAGATAATACGAAATTTATTCCACCTTCTAACTCTATATTAAGAAATAAATTACAAGTTACGTTAGAAAGCAATCCGCCTTACTGGGCAAAAAGATGGAAGTATGTAGTTAAAGCCAGCGCAGAAAATTATGAAACTGTTTACACCAATACATTTGTACAGGCAACTGACGGAACAATATGGTGTAAGCTTCAAGGGGATAATGCAGAAAAAGTTAAAGCAGGTGATATGTTAATTGTAAAAAGAGATGCAGAAGGGCCTTTATTAAATGAGGTAAAAATAGAAGTACTGCAAGCTCAGGCTCAACCGAAAGATTTTGCTGGGAGTGGAGCTACCCCTGCTAATCAAGCGCCAGGTTATTACATGAATATTAACGCTTCAGAAATTGTAATAAACGATTCTGTAGTTCCTACAAACTGGAATAGAACCGCATCTACTGCTTCTCTTGCCTCAAGATGTGTCGCTTCTAAAAGAATAGCGTTATTTTATGACGAAAATTATGTTCAAGGAGGAAGCACAGGTGTGTTAACTAATATTGATATACCAGCGGGTAGTACAATTACTTTGAAATATGAGGTAACCAGAAATTCTGGATCTGGTGGATGTGAAAGAGTTGATTACTACTATGAACAAAGCTTTACAGCTGCTCAGGATTTTATCAATCTTTATTACTGGTGGACAGCTGCTAATCCCGATGTAAACAGTGGAACTAATTCTGGAGATATAAACAACGGAGGTACTATTAATGTTCGTTACCACCCTACTTTAGGAGACTATGCTAATTTTGGTGCATGGACTTCCAACATCTTTAATTGTCCTACTGGCACTACACCTCTCTTGCCTCCGTGTCAAGATGGTAATAATCAGTGTCCACCCGCAGGTGGTTGGTGGAGTAATCTACAATTTTTAAGCACAAACCCTGCTGATGCCGCAGCACCAATATATTTTACATGGAGACCTGGTCTTGCTGGTTGTAGCGGTGGGAAAAGAGCAAGATCTAAGTTTACAATAGAAATAACACAGGGTGGAAGTTTGCTTGTTTTTGAAACAGAACCACAGATTGCTAATAGTGAATTATTTTATGATTCTCCAAAAAGCTACCCTATAATTGGTGGTCTTCACTCAGTGGGTAGTGTAGTAGCAGAAAGCACTAACACAGCTCCTTTGACCGTCAACCAATTAAATGATTCTACAGGACAGTTTACAGCTTCGGTTTCTGTTGGAGATTTTGTTTACAACACAAGCACAACTCCTGTAACTACAGCCACGGTTGTTACTGTAACTTCTGCTACAAGTTTAATTTTGAGTGCTGATATATTTTCAGGTTCTGCTGATCAAAATTATAGTATCGTTCACAATTCAGATAGCGCTGATCAAAATCAAACTCCTACTCAAGCTTCTATAATAAATCTACCATTTATTAACTGCTACTCTTTTGGTAATGGAGTAGAAAGCTTTAAGATATTAGATAAGTTAGAAGGGATGTCTATGAATTTAGGAGAAAGAGTTCTTGCTGTATCTAATCAAGAATTTAAAGAAGCTAATCGATTTGCAGGATTAACATACAGTGGTATATTTAGTGGCCCAGCAAACTTTAATAACTTAAATGAATTTAATTTAGGTTTGGTAAACTTTAAAGATTGTGAAACATATTTTGGAGAAATACAAGTATTACATGCAAGAAGAACTGATATTTTAGTTTTACAAGAAGATAGAATATCATATGTTTTAGCTGGTAAAAACATTTTAACAGACGCAGTTGGTGGAGGAACAGTAACTTCTATACCAGAAGTTCTTGGAGAACAAGTGGCTCGTATCGAAGAGTATGGAAATAGTTTTAATCCTGAAAGTTTTGCAGCGTGGGGTTCTGATATGTTTTTTACTGACACTAAGCGTGGGGCAGTATTAAGACTAAAAGGTAGTTCTTTACAAAATGACCAGCTATCTGTAATTTCAGAAGAAGGTATGCGTTCATGGTTTAGAGATGAATTTTACTTATCGTTAAATACTCAAAAGCTTGGAGGATATGATCCATACATGGATGAATATGTATTAGCAACTAATGATAGACAAATACCTTT